ACTTCTAGCATAATTATTTTTCTTGGATCTATAGTTTTAGAGATTAACCATTCCATTATTTTATTAGCCTGATCTTCACTTTGTATATATATAGAGTCTAGACTAAAATCTCTTCTTCCATATTTAGACCTGCTAAGTTTTACATTTTGATATATTTTATCTTGTCTAGATGGAGAAAGTATTGTATTGTTTACTAAAATTGGGTCTGAAAAATTTGATCTATTTTGAAAATATTTATCAACAGTTAACGTATTTGAAGTATTTTGAGTAAATGTTATTCCTATAATTTGTAAATAGTTTCCAGATGTTTCATCAATATTAATTAGTTTATCTGTAGAATTAAATATTAAAAACTCTGCACCATAGGCGTCTGCGTAAAATCCAGAAGATGTGTATGTCTTTTCACTATTAAAAGTAGGTTTTAATATTGCTCTAAATGCTGGATATGCTTTATCATATCTAACATTAAAATATGCACACTCTCTAAATATAGTTCCAAACTCTTCATAGTACATATTATATTTAGGAGCATTTTGTGCACTAATTCCTGATAGATAGGTTGCTTGAACAAATCCAGATACGGCGTATTTCTTTAAAGCATCAGATGAATTTATTTCATTTGTACCAAAGGCTTGACTTACATTTTCAATAATTGTATTTTTACTATCTTGTGAATATTGGTCTTTTAGGGCATATACATTTTCAAACATACATTTGCTACCCCCTCTTACGAAAAGAGCCATAGAGTTATATCTATTTGGAAGAGGCACAACGTCATCTACTGTAGCAATTTGATTTCCATTAAGGTATAAATAAAATCTTCTTACTGATCCTATTTCTTTATATTCAACTGCTAAATCATATACGGTTGGATTTTCTTCTTGACTAATCCTATCTTGTCCAACAAACCTACCCTCGTCAACAAGAATTTTAGATAGGCCTCCCCACAATTTATGAGGAACTGCTATTTCATTTCCACCTTGTAGTGCAGTTCTTACCTTATAAAATAAAATATTGTGTAGAGAAGAAGTTTCTTCTCCAGTATCTTTATCTACTAAATTATAGTTTTCTAAGTTATCTGAACTTAATGTACATATTTCAAAATAGTATCCAGTTACACCGTTTGGGTCTAGCATAAATGCAATACCGCCAGATCCTCCTGTGAGTGTAGTATTTTGATCTCCAGTTTCTGAAGGAACTACATAATACTCGGTTGCATTATTTGCAACTTGAATTCTGTCATTAGATTCTTTTTTACCTATTACTCTCATTCTTGTACCAAAATGTTTATAGTCAGAATCTAAAGTTTTTCTTACATGAGATATTTGATTCTTATCAATGTTTGATGCTGGTCCAGTAAATACTAAAGCAGATGATTGAACAGTTCCTTTTGATGTAGTTTTTTGAGTTTTAACTATATCATCTGAAGGAATTGTTTCTCTTAGAAAGTTTGCTATGATTCCATTTCTTGTAGATTGTTTTGCAATGTCTTTTCCAGCCTGCCATAATTTATTAGAAGCAGTTGCTGTTGGTGGAGTTGCAATATTATCTGTTGGAGTAGTTGTAAATAGATAACTTGAATCCATCTTAAATCCGTCTACGTTATCGTTGTTAGACCAAAAATCACTTAGTCCAGCATCATGTTGTGTAATCAATGTTCCAAACTGTGCTCTTCCACTTTTATTAACTTGTCCATTTTTATAAATTGTAGAAAACTCTCCTGAGTTATTTAATATGTCTTCATATAATGGCTCAGAATAAATTCTAATTAATCCAGTTGGATACATCTTTCCATTAAAAGGTAGTTCTCCAAAATACTTTTGATATTCTATTTCATCAGATATCCAAACATTTCCTACTAATGGAACGGTATATTCAACTGCATCATATTTAATAATTTCTCCATTTGCATATAGGTACCCCTGCATTCTTGGAAGCCAGTAAACATTTTCTCCTATATCAATAATGTTATTGACTATAGAATTATTTTCTACATAAGGATGTAAGTTGTTAAGAGTAGTATTTAAAGCAACAGCACCTAGAGTAAATGATCCTGTTTTTGACTTTTCATTAATGGTCTTGCTATTGGTTTGTCCTGGAACTTCCCATAAAACAACTGGTTGATATCCATAAGTTCTGTCTTCGTCAACATATATTGCTTGTTGTAGTGATCTAGGTGCCCTTTGAATATATCTAGTAGTATAGTCAATCTTTCCGTCATTAATAACCTTTGTTTCACCACTTTTTATTTCAATGATGTTTGGTAGGTTAATGCCTTCTTTTTGTCCATATAGTGTAATATCTGTACTTCTATCGTTATCACCTGGTAATAAATATTCTTTTGACATTACGACAAAGTTATTATATTCATCAAAAAACATTGATGATTGAGTTGCTACAGCAATTCTTTGTAGTACTTCTGCAATGTTTGCATCTGGTTCAATAAATAGATATGGAATTACTTCTTCACTTTTACCTTGAACATTTTTAAATACATAGTTACTAAATCCTATATTGTCTAATAATACTGCAACTGCATATGTTACTGATACATTTTGTAAAAATAATGGAGGGCATGACTGTGTTTCAAGTCTAAAAAACAAATCTCTAAGGTTTACTGTTATATCCTCTAAAGCACTTCCTGCTTTTGGAAAGTCTTCAATATACATACTTTTTATAGGAACAAATTTGTCAAACTCATTTACATTTTTTATAACTTCATAAAAATCAACTCTTATATTAGGATTTAATAAATTAGATATAATACTTCCTTGATCATTTTCTAATATATTTTGTTCACTAAATGCAAAGTCGTGATTCATCAAAGACATTGTTCCGTTAGAAGCAATAAGGCTACCTACTGGCACTCCAGCAGTATTATTAGGTATGGACTTTGTAATTTCAAATCCTACAATATAGTTTGACATATCTGCTTTTAATCTAGGAGATAGTTCAATCAAATCAAAGGTAGTATCTGGGGCAAACATGGTGTCTACCTTTATTCTTAATCCTTTTACAAATACTATGTCTCTATATATTTTATTACCACCAGATATAAAATAATCTGGATCTGTCAAAGAATCTATAACTCCAAGTTTTCTAGTATCATTATCTTCTAATAGTTGAAATCCATATTCTGCATCATATGTTTCCCATTCTTCATTTTCTGAATTCCAGATATGTAAGATTCCTGGGTTAGTTGTAGATGATCCTATTAAGTATGATTCTCCATTAGTAGCAGATATAGGTCTTTTATCTACCCCGTCTATTTTGTCAACAAGATAAAAATATTCTTTATATTTGTTTGGAACCTTTATTCCATAATAAAGTTCAGCATATCCATCCCAATTAAATATTGGAGATGCGTCTCTTCTTTCAGAATCTTCATTAAAATTAATTCCTGTAACCCAATTATTATTACTATCTAAGTATTCTATAGACCATCTTTTAGGTATGCTTGATTTAAATCTATTAAATAGTGGATCATTAATAACGTTATTGTTTACATCCCTTACTACTTCCCCTTGAGATTCTGCTAAATTTGTTTGTATTTTTACAACAATTCTATTGGTTGGAACAGAGTCTTTATAGACAACAAAAGGACAAGCATCTGATATTTTATATCCAGTTTCATTTGAATCTGTTCTATCAGATCTACCCCTTTCCACACCTTCTTCGGTTCTAAAAGAATTCCAATATTTAAAGTAATCATTTCTTGATGCCATGTAGTATCTAGGTCTTCTAGCAGACTTTATGTTATCAATGTACTTTCCTGTTTCAAAAAATAAAGGTTTGTTAATTCCAGATCTTGGTCTGAATGAATTAAAGCATTCTTTTAAATCATAATACAATTGTCTATCTACTTCTTCGGTACTAAAAAGTAATGATGCTTGATCGTCATCAATTAAGGTCTCTGAATCAATCTTTGAAATTAATGCATCTGTATAGTAATTTCCTAAATCAAGGGGGTCATATGAATTTGGTAAATTAAAATAAATAGAAGATGCAGCATCATTAGGTCTATATCTATAGTTTCCATAGTTTAAAATATTATCAAAACTATTCAAATTCCATTCTGCAACAACAAAAGATTCTGACTTTAAGGTATTTGTAGTTTGTATATATTCCAATAAGTCTTCATCGACAAACATTATACTTCCTCAAGTTCTACTGAGATATTCCAAAAATCAAAATTAGATCCACCACGTTTTGCTATATTAAAATTAAATGAAGAAAAATAAACTTCAACAATATCATTGTACTGATTAAGATGATCAAACTGATCATTTTGTCCATCAAACTTATCATGTCTATCGTATGCCATAAACATATAGAATGATCCAGGATGTTCTTCATACCACTTTACTATATCTACACCTCCTGCACCACCGTCAGCGGTATATTCGGTTAAGCCAGAGGCTGGGTTTCCATAGGCATTATAATTTGGATTATCACTATGTGATCTAGATGGAAGCATTTCCCAATTCCAAGAAATAGCAAGTTTATCTGCTATATGATATGAACGCATATTTCCATTAATCATTCTTTTTCTATTTTCAATTCTATTTTGAGATACTGATATCTCTCTACGATTATGATCTGATAATATAATAAAATCTTCAAATTCATTACCCTGTGGAACTACAATGCCACCACTAACACTTCCACTATTGTTTGACCATGCAATAGCCTGGGGTCTACTATAAGCCCATCTATTCTGCATATATACACTTGTTGCCATTAGTATCTATTTCCCCTTACGCCTCTATCTTGAGTCATCTTAATTTTATTAATAACCACATTTGCTATTTCATTTGCAGAAGCATTAGTATCTGCAACATTTACATTTACACTATAATTATACATTGGTGCACTTATGTTTGAAACATTTGATGTGGTTAATACTGGAGATGCTTCCATACCCTCAGAATTCATACTTGGAAACACATTTCCATTTAAAGCCTCTAGAAGAGGTAAATTAGCCTGTGTAACAGACTTCCTTACTACGAACTCACCTGGTGTTAAAAGTGCTGGTACCTTGTCTGTAATGCCTACTCCAGGCACCATAGAGCCAACTGCATACTTCTTCATCTTTCCACCATAATTCATTCCTGGTGCTGGCTCTCTTGATCCTTTATAATTTACCATTCCACCAGTCATATACTTCATCAAACCACCATACATTCCAGTCTGTGTTTTTTTCTTTGGTGATGATGCTGAAGCAATTGCAGCAAGTGCTTGTTGCTTAGCATTATTAATATCTACAACTCCTTTTGATATTGCATCTTTTGCAGATTTAAATGTGGCATAAATATCAGCACCAGTAGCAACTAGTCCTGATTTTCTATCTCCCCATAGTGAAGATATTCCAGTCATAAATGATAAAGAGTTAGATGCTTCAGTTTCTGCTTTTTTGAATAGAGATGCAGATAGTTTAAATGAGTCTCCAACTGACTTTGTGTGTCCTGCTAATTCTTGTATTGATTTTTGAGATGTTTGAACTGCTGATGTTATTTCAACTGAAATTGCTGAAAGGTCAATTCCTAATTCTTTAGATAATCCACCAAATGCTCCAGCACCTTGTATGTTAGAAATTCCAAGAGTTGTACCCATTGATTGTGCTTGAGTTAATAGCATGTCTCTTTGAGTTCTATTAGCACTGTTTCTTATTTCTCCAACAACAGACATTAGTTGAGACAGTGTTTGAATTTTAAATTGTTTTTCTACTAGAACAGTTTTCTCTTTTTCAAGTTGTACAAGTCTTTCTTGTTGAGCATTTATTTGATCTTGTATTTGAACTCTTGTCATCAATTTGCCATTAACTTCTTCTGTAATATTGTTAATGTCTACTTGTTTTTGTTCTTCTAATGCTAACTTGGCATCTTCTAATTGATACCCCGCTGCTGCTGAAGTCATCTCTGCTGCTGCTCTTGCGGCTGTACCAAAGTCTCCAGATGTTAAAGCCCCTGCTAAATCTATTTGATTTTGTTGCTGTGCTGCAAGTCTTTCATTTGCTCTCTCAACTGCATCAAGTGCCTTAACTCTATCTTCATATCTTTTATTAATAGCATCTTCTTTTTTAGTTATCTTATCAAGTGTCTTTTGATATAGATCTATTGTTTCTTGAACTGGTTTAATGCTAGTTCTTTCTAACTGTTTAACCTGTGAATCAATAAGTGCAGATGATACCGTTAATGTATCTGATAATCTTTGATTTTCGTCTTTCAATGCTTCGGTTGTCATTGCCGCAATTCTTTGTTCTTCGTTCAATGACTTAATAGACTGTATTTGTTTTCCAATAACCTGCTCACTTAATTGAACCGCTTCTAATTGCTCTAATTGAGCCGCTGCAGCAGGATCTAAACCTTTCATCTTAAGTTCTAACAATGCTTTTAAATATTCAAGTGCACTAACTTTTCTTTCTTCGTCACCACCTTCTTTGGTTGTTTGAAAATCTTGAGTAGCCTTTGTAGCAATCAACATGCCTTTTTCAACATCTGCAATTTCATCATTAAGTTGTTTTATTCTTCTTCCAGTTTGTGGACTTGGTTTTAAATTAAATAATGCTTCTCTTTCTTGAATTAAATCTGATATCTTTGTGGAACCAGTAGAAAATATAGCCATAAATTGTAATACTTTTTTAGGATCATCTTTTAATGAACTCCACATTTCTTGGAACATAATTAAACTATCAGCACCAAATATATTACTATCTATAACATATTGATATTTTTCATCTACAGTTTTTAGTGCAACAAGTTTGTCATACAAAGTATCTATATTCATTATGTCTTTTTTGTCTAGATCTTTTATAACTACTTCTTTTCCTATAAGATCTGGGAACTCATCTATTACAGTAAGACCTTCTTGGAATTTTGTAAAGTCCTCAGTAGTCATTTTATCTGTATCTATTGATAATACTAAGTTAATTAAGGATGGATAGTTTACAACTTTTTCTAATAATGGTACGAGTTTTAGAACTTCGTTACCACCCCTTTGTTCTATTAATAATGAAAATTCTTTTCTTTGTTCTTCGTCCATTGTCAAATAAGACTTAGCCAAAGAAGTTGCAGCCTCTTCTCCAATTGTCACAAAGTCTAAACTAAATAGTCTGTTAAATGTTTTCTTTCCTTCGGAAGTCTCTCCCATTTCTTGAGCAATCAACGCTGCAATCTGAGGATCTATAGTTCCAGCATTTACAGAAATTCTTAAATTAGCGTTGGCTAATGTTTGACCTTCAGTAAGTTTTAATAATTCTTTAATAATAGGGGTGTCTCCATATAGAGATTTTATAGAGTCTCCTAAACCTGTAAACATTTCTGATTGAACTTGATCAAACTTTTCAGTATTATATATTGTTTGATTTTGTAATGTTTCAATTGACTTTAGTTCACCCTTATATTGTTTAATTTCTTGAAGTGTTTTATTATATTGCTCTCTACTTGTCTTAGGATCAAACCTTGTTAATCTTTGTTCTGCCTTTGTTAAGTTCTCTTCTGCAATAAGTTTCTTCTTTTCTAAACGATCTAAGTCTTGATTATATTGAGCAAAGTCTTTTGCATCAGGTAAAAATTGTTTAAACATATCTTTTCTTTGATCTTCTAATAATTTTTGAAGTTTTGTAACATTGCTTAATTTTTCTTGCTCTAATAATTCTGCTCCAGTTTGATCTCCTGTTTGTTTCATTTTTTCAATAATTACATCGTATCCAGTTATAACATTTGCTATATTTTCTCTTTGTGTTACTAATCCTGAGTTTTGTAAAGCAATTAATAGTCCTATAGATCTTCTGGCCTCATCAGCCCTTCCTGACCAAAATGCAGATATTTTTTCTAATTCAGATCCTAATTCGCCTACTTTTTCTTTTGCATTATTTATTTCCATTGAAGAATTTGAGTTTAAGGTAAGTGCAACCTGCATTGGTGTTTTTGTTAAATCTTCTCCATTAGGGCCAACTATGCTGGTTAAAGTTCCTGCAATTGCAAAACCTAAGTTTGTGTCTTTTAATTGTTGACCTAATGCATAGGATATTGATTGTGCTTGATCCTGACTCATAAGTCCACTTGCTACAGCCTGTGCCAATTTAGTTCCAATAGCATCTCTTGTTTTAGCAAAACTTCCTTCTGTTGTTTTTCTTATATTTTCAACTTCTTTTAAGAATGTTTTTCCTTGCTCTGATTCTAAAAAGTTTTTACCTTCTGTTAGAAGTTCATTCATTGATCTATTTCCAGTAAACATCTTATCTAATTGTTTTTGATAGTTTGACTTGTTACCAAAATAGTCTCCCATGGACTTAATGTTTTTAGTAGTCAAAGTCATGGCATTTCCTAATTCAATACCTTTTTTAACCTGAGCCTCATTTGATTTTTGTATTGCATAAAGTGATGCAACAACTACTACTGCTGCAGCAGCAATTCCTGATTTCATTCCAACAACTACAGACGATAGCATACTTAAGCCCATTCCAGCAATCATCATTTTATTTGCAAACTCATTTTGTCCACCAGACATAATTGATGACATCATGGCAACACTTCCTATAGCACCACTTGCCATACTTATTCTTCCTGCATATTTAGCAGTTGTATTAGTTGCTTTATTTGTTTGTGCAGCAAAATTTTCTGCTGCTCTTGCAGCAAGTATGTTTGCCTTTACTGCAATATTTTCAGAAACAAACCTACCCCTAGTATCTCTAAAATTAACTCTTCCTGTTTTATCTTGGCTAATTCTATAACCAGGATTTAATTCTTTTTGTGAATATTGTGGATTAAGTCCTTCTGCGTATTGTTTAACAGCACCTTTATTTATACTTTGTAAAAATGGTGCATATTTTTGAGAAGCATCTTTATTTATTACAAACTCGCCAGGAGTTAGTAGTGTTGGAATTGTATCTTGATTTCCAGATCCTGGAACCATACCACCTGTAGCCATTTTTTTAGGACTTCTTATTGATCTTCGTGCTGCTGTTGATGGGGCCATTACTCCTTTACCCATTGAAGCAGCAAGTTTATCTTGATTAGCAAATGCAAGAACTAGTTCTGTATTTAATAATTGTAGTTGTTTTGTTACTGAAGGAAGAATCGTTGCTTGTTTTCTAAGTGATGTAGTCGCAGCCTCAGTAGACATAGACAATTGTTTTGCTGCATCAGCAGATTTTAATTCTTCTAAACTTGCATAATTTGCAGACTGACCTATTAATTTTAATGCTTGAGGAAATCCACCACTAATCATTCCTTTTCCAACTAATGCAAAGTTTTGACCAAACTTAAAAAGTTGACCTATCAAGTTAAATAATAAACCACTAAACATTAAGAATGTAGGAACAATAAGTCCAACAAGGATTGTACCAAATCCTATTATATTTTTAATTCCATCTGGTAAGTTATTAAATGCATTAGCAACTGCGGCAGCAAATTTTACAAATGGTGTTGCTGCTCTAACAAACATTTCTCCTATAGGTGCTATAGATAATTTAAATTCTTCTATTGCTGCTTTTAGTTTTGTTCCATAGGCTTCTTCTATTCTTGATAATTCTCGATCTGACAAATTAGCAAGTTCTGCTGTAGAGTATTTCATTAAGTCTATAACTTGTGCTGCTTGAGATCCTTCTCTTCCAATGTTTTCAAATAATGCACCTAGTCTTGCGTATTGATATTTACCAAAAACTTTTTCTAATGCTTGTTGTCTTGAAAACATGTCTAGACCTTGTAAGGCTTGTCCAAAGTCCATGACGAGACCCATTAAGTCTCCTCTATTTGTTTGAATAATTGAATCAAGGTTTATATTAAATCCTGCTAATGTTTCGGTAGCGGCTTTTGTTGGATTAACTAAAGATGCCAAACCTGACTTTAATGCGTTTGCACCTTGTTCAGCAGATACCCCACCTTCTTGCATTGCTGCTAGAAATACTGTTAAGTCTTTTACATCTCCACCAAGTCCTCTAACAACTGGTGCTACACGAGGTATTGCTTGTGATATATCTTCCAAACTTACAACAGTTTGGTTTTCTACTGCGTTTAAAAAGTCAATTGTTTGAGCAAGTTCGTTACCACTAATTTGAAAAGCACTTTGTAAAGCGATGGTTGCTTTAAGTGCTGTATTTTGTTCCATCTGTCCAAGAGTTGCTAATCTTGTTGCTTGAATTACTGCATCTCTTAATTCAACATCTCTTCTACCTGCTGCTGCTACTTGTCCAGCCAATGCGAGAGTATCTTTTACTGCTATACCATATTTTGTAAATCCTTCTGCTAATTCCATTACTGAATCTAAGTTTTGTTGTGTTTGTTCTGTTGTTGTAAATACGTCTCCATAAACTCTTTTAAAATATACTGCTTGTTGCTCTAGTTCCATGAAGACTTTTCCTGCTGTGCTTCCTAGAATAGTTAATGGAACAGTAAAACCTACCATCAACTGACGTCCAGCCCATTGGGTATTTTTACCAAAATTAATTAATTGTGTAGTTCCTTGTCTAAATAAATTACTTAAAAGTTGTTGTCTTTGAGCACTAATTTGAAGTTGATCATTAAATGCACTTACATTGCTTATTCTTAATGACTCTTGAAATCCTTTTGATGACTGCCCAGCCATAAGTAGGCTACTTGATAATACTCTTGCTCTTTCGTTTGCTAAATCTAAAACTCTATTATAACTAGTTCCATTTTTTACAAATTTTGCATCAAAATATTGGGATAAAGTTCCTCTACCTCTTGCTAGTGTCTTATCTAAAATAGAGGCACTAGTTCTAACCTTTTCAAATTCTGCAGTAAAAAGTTTTGTATTTGCAGCAGCATTTTTTATATCATTTGCAATATTTTGGATACCAGAAAGTTGTCTTCTGTTTGATAAATTTGCAGCAGCATTAAAAGCATTTAATTGTTGGGTTAAACCTTTAATAGCATTTTTAGCCTGAACAACATCGGCATTAATATGTATATTGGCATTTACATCAGCCACTTAATTTATACCTCCTCATAGTCAAGACCTTCACCTATTCCAAAACCAGCACGCTTTGCTGAGTGCCCCCGTAATGAAACGATGTCCTCTGGGTCAGAAGTTTTGCCTTTGCTAAATGCTTTAGCCTTTATTCTTTCCCATTCTTCTTGACCCTTAGAAGAATTCTTTTCAAGGTCTACACCTTGCATCGCTGCTAAGAATTTTTTATCTTCATACTCAGATTTTCTTTTTGCTCTAAGTACTTCAAACAATTCTGGCATTGATAGAGATTCTTCTAAGTCTTGATAGTCTTTCCAGTTTCCTAGTAAGAATATCTCTGACTCTACCTCGGCAAGTTCTAAATCTTTCCAGGACCTGCCGTTAGAAGGTTTGGGGAGTCACCATTAAAGGTAATTCCAGATGCTACTTCAATTATTTTATAAATTGATGGTAGATCAATTACGTCTTCTAACTTTTCCTTATCTTGTGAAAGTTCTGGTTTGTATTGCTTCATTGCCACCTGTACGCATTCTAATAATACGTCCATTGATTTAATATTATCTTCTGCTACGTCACTAATTTTTTCAAATGTCTTCATAAATTCACGAAGAATTGAAATTTTTAAAGGACGTAAACTTAATTTTGTTCCATCCAATAACTCTATATTTACTATCTCATAAACACTTGTTGCCATTAAAAGCCTCCTTAAGACTCTAATAAAAATTATAGCACAAAACCCACCCTCAAACGAGAGTGGGTCAAGTGTTTATGCTTTTGGTTTAGATTGTACGATCTACAATCTTTCCATATGATCCATTTGATGCTGAAAGTAAACGGAATGTTACTTCGAACATTGATGGTTCATCACGCTTTGCTGAAACTGTTACGTTTTCAATTGATAACGCACGGTTAGCAACGTAGACACGTTCTTTAGTGATTTGTGGGTCACCAGTGCCTGGACCAACTGCAACGAGAGCACGTTCAACTGGAACATCTCCGATATCTCCAGAAAGGATTTCTAGTGTATCGACTGATCCGTTAGTTGTTAGGTCTGCATCGTCTGCTGCAATTGCAGTAACTAGGTTATCCAAAGTTGCTTCAGCAAATGCTGTCACTAAACTTACGGACATTCCTTGTTTGTACAAACGTGCAACGTCTAGTAATTGATCTACTTGAACTTCGCCAAAGTCTGGTTGGAATTGTAATTCCAAACCATTCATGGTGTATCCAACATTTGTAAATGCTGAACAAGCACTCATTACTGTTTTGAAGTCTGTTGCTCCTGAGAATGCTGGAACACCAGTAGTTGATGCAGATGAGAATCTGTATCCACCAACTGATGCAAAGTATTCTAGTGAGTCGTCTGCAACGAATAATGCTGCTGCACCAACGATGATCTTTTTAGAATCTCCACGAGTATATGCCATATTTTTTTCCTCCTCTTTTTTTAAAAGTGGGGGCGTTCCTCAATACAATTATATATCTTATTTTTATGTAAGACTATCTGGGACTACCTTGTGAAAATCGTACTTTATAACAAAATCTGTGCTAAAAACGCTTCTTTGAACATCTAAATTTGTAGCATCTTCCATATATGTCACTTGATATAGGTTTATACAGTGTAGGAAGAATTTATTGTTTACCCCGTGTAATTGTTGAGCATACTGGTTTATTTCATCTGCTGCTACATCTTCTCTATCTAGTAAGTCATACATCAGTGTTCTTAGATTTAAAGATCCTACTATTGTTGGGGCAGTAACCTTGATTAAAGCCTGCATACTCTTAATAGGATAAAAATATCTCATAGAGCCAGTTCTTTGTTTAATAAAATCATCATAAGTAATTAATACATTATTAGTGTCCCAAGAAAAATTGCTAGTATTTTTTGCTACAGATATAGGAAAGATAGGGATGATATTGTATGGTGGCTCAGAATTGTTTTCTTGATTTTGTAATTCTGGATATGCTGTTTTAGCCTTATCCCAAAAAAACTTACAGATTGTCAGGGTAGGAGAGTCTATGGCTGCTGCTGTAGCATTTGTATCATAGGTAGTCATTAGTAGGTTACCTCATTTTGTTTTGGAGATCTTTCCATATACCCTCTATAAAATTTTATTTCATGGGTATCTCCATATGAAGCAACAAAGGTCTTTATTTCATATTGAACATTTTTGTCTCTTACATCTTTGGTAACAATCTTTCCATTAGAGTCTTTTATGTTAGTAATCAATATTTCGGTAATAGGATAGTATGTTCCATTCTTTTTTGATTGAACATTGTCATTTGTTCTTAATAGCATATTTGAGGTAAATTGAACTAAGGAGTTATTTGACTTTAATTCTCCAGTAAGTGTTTTATCTGACATAGCAGATATGATTGAGCATTTAATTGTTCTATCGTATACCCAGGATTTTTCAATTACCCCGATAGCATTTTGTTTGCTTTCTGCATAATATATGTCTGCTGACATTGGATAGTATATGCTATCTAGTTTAGAACTATTTTTTAAAAACAATTAGAACACCCCAGGAAGAATAGGTTTTTGATATCTCTCCAGGATTCTATCTACGACACGGTTGCCTGTGCTTGAGGTCCAATTCTTAGAAAATTTAATTTTAAAGTCATCATTGTCAAATGATTCAATATATCTATTGACGTATCTTAAACTATCATTTGCTATATCTTGAACTAGTAATTCTGAGGCATCTTGAATATCTTGAGGAATAACTTTCCAGCCAAAGTCTCCATCTACAACATATTCATATCCATTAAAAAAGTCTACATCTAAAAATCTATCTCTCCAGATTTTAGGGTAATCTATCCTATTTCCTTCTGGAATATCAAGAACAATTGCATTTAATTGTCTAAGAATCTTGTATTCTGATTCATTGTTTTCTGAAGTAGAATCATACATCAATTCTCCATTTTCATACAACTTATATAGTTTGTGTATATTTTCATCAATTAAAAGTTGATCTGATCCATCACCAATAAATTCTTTTTCTTTTCTAATAAAGGAAAATCCACCTGTGTGTGAGTCTATAATGTATCTTGCTAGTCTTTCATATTCTGTTGCTTCTGATACCTTAATTGATAAGGCAGTAGCAATTGTATTTGGATTTGAGTATGGTCTAACTATATCTAAGTTTGTAATATTAACTAGGTCATCATTTTGATCTTTTACTGATGCTGATAATGATCCTGTATATGTTAAATAATGATTTGGCATTAAGAATGATGCAACTCCAGATCCATTGGCTGTTGCACTTGCTGAATATGAAGTTCCTGTTATTAAATCATCTAACTCTATAGTGTATGAAGAACTTGCTGTTAATCCAGAAAAAGATGCAGATAAACTAGTTGTGTTATTTAATCTTAAAAGTTCCATTAATGCACCTCTAAATTATTATATCATTTATAAATAAATAAGAGGGGAACATTTCTGCTCCCCTCTCTAATTTCGTAAAGCAAATTATGCTGTACGTGCGATTGCATCAGTTTCTTCGATTTGAACGCCGAAACGTAAGAATACAGTATATTCTACTGTGTCTTTCTTAGGTTGGAATTCGCGATGAACTGTGATATCTCTTTGGAAACCCCAAATACGGTTTTCAGGGAATGTCAAAGTGATACGGTTTGCAGGCATCAATGGAACTTCCAATAAAGGAAGACCCAATACACGGTACTGAATTGGAGCACCAAGTATTTGTGGTTCTTGACCAGCAACAACTCTTTCAACGATTCTTTCGCTGTTCAGGTTACCTGAAGAGCCAAGTCCGTTGATGATGTTTGATACTGTTTCTGTGTCTGCATAGAACTTCATTGCTGAACGTGAAGCACGATATTTACGAGGCATTGCAAGCACTAATGCTTGTAAGTCTTCGATATCTGTACCAAATGTTGCAGTGTTTGTTGAATTGTTTTCCTTTGTAGTAAAACCTTCCAATATGTTCAAGAATGCATTTGAACCTGTACCTGTTCCGTTGATTGCGAGATCTTCGAGATCATTTGCGAAAGCACGAGTCATTGTGCGGACCAAATGGTCTTCCAATCCTGCACCTTCCAAGTTGTCTTCGAGTGCTTCAGTTGATACTTCCCAGTCAAGACGAATCTTCTTTGTAGAGATTTCGACCTTTGTGAAAGTAACACCAGCGTTTGTGTAAGTAGAATCTGCTTGTGCAGCAGCACGGATTACACGTTCTCCAACGTTAAGTTTTTCAAGTTCTGCAGCGTTTGTACGCATTGTTACTCTGCGTCCATCTCTTGCTAGTACTTGTTGTTCGAATATGTATTCGATAAATTGGCGTGATTGCTCAGGAGCAAGAATACCGCCGTCATTAGCGGAACTTCCTGCGACACCAAGGTCTCCTGCGGCTGGGGTGCTTACACCTCCAATACCACCAGAAACGATAGATCCTGTTGCAGCAGCCTTTTGTAAAATTTCTTCTGCCATAATTATTTCACCTCCCAGTGAATGTTAACGATATAGGTCAGCGGAATTGAGGAAACGCCCGCCCCACATCGATTTTCTTGTTATTTGTGTTTCCTGAACGACCCCGCCTAGGTCGCCAGACTTACGGACAGCAGTGTCGTCTTCTAATTCATCGACACGCTTTCCAAACTCGTCTACATTGCCCTTAATTCCTTTAATTTCCTCTTGTGCGGAAGCAATGCTCTTTTGTAGTTCTGCCATTTTGTCATTTAGTGACTTTACGGTTGCCACCAAGTCTCCAAGTGCTGAAGCAACTGTATTTTGAACCTCATCAATAGATTCTTGTACTGTATCAACAGCCTTTGCTAAATCAGCAGGTGCTTCTTCAGCAGGAGTGGCGGCATCTTGTGCTGGGGCTTCTGTTTGTTCAGCAGGTGCTGCTTCTTCAGCAGGTGCTACTTCTTCAGCAGGTGCTGCTTCTTCAGCAGGTGCTACTTCTTCAGCAGGTGCTGCTTCAACAGGTGCTACTTCTTCAGCAGGTGCTGTTTCTGCAACAGGGGCTGTTTCTTCAGTTCCCTCAGACTTTACAATGTTTTCTTCAGCAACAATTGCTGGTTCTACATTTTCTTTTGCCATTATATTCCCCTCCTTATCAGGATTTTCAGCCTTGGTTACTTTATCACCAAGTCTATTTTTCTGTGATTTAATTAATCCTTTTACCACAGAATTCTTTTCGGTATCATTAGATTCAACAAAGCCTATATTTATCATACCTTTATCGCATGATGGGCAACATGAATCTTCGTCTTGAGAAAGTCTAACGATGGAATCAGATTCGCACCAATAAACATTTTCAAGATCTACCTTACTAATAATACCATCAAATTTATTTTGTCCGTCAGCCATTTTTTCAATTGAAATAATATTTGCAAATTGATTGGCTGGATTATCTACTAATGAGAGTTCATGGAGTTCATAGTCTTTAATAACGCGAATTGACTTATCCATCTCGGCATTGTATACCTGGTCAGATTCCTTAATACTACCACCAATAGAAAAACCAGAAAGAGTGCCATCAAGAACCTTTTCCCAAGTATCTTGAGCACCTTTAGAAATGTATGCATTTACAAAAACTCCATTATAAAATTTGTCTTCTTCTTGATTATAAAACTTGTCTGATTTGAATGACATTACCCTGCCGACTGCAATAGGCATGTGCATTTCACGAAGGTTTCCTCTGAATCTTTCAAAGGCTTTTACACTTACATCTGTTGGGACAATATCTGACTGCTTGTCAACATTGTCTAATGTAGCAAACCCAGAAACGGTACGTTTCTCTTTGTCGATTTTAGCAATTGGCATCGATAACTTAATGCTATTTTCTTCTGAGTGCCAAAATGCTTTGGATAAATTAGTCATGCTACCTCTATTATAATAAGTGTTTATAGGTACTTTAGAATATTATAACAAATTATTGTTGAGATCGACCTTCACCCTGTGGATTTCTCCCAGTAGTGGTTGAGGTTGAGTCAGACGCATTGTTAGTTCTTTCTTGGTCTCTATTTCTATTTCCAGTAGATTGGGCTACCTGCTCAGCCCTTGCCTGTGCTCCTAAAACAATTGGTTCAGAGCCTCCTGGTCTAACTGGATAGTTCAATCTTTCACGAACTTCATTTGGGACAAGAACCTGCATACGCAAGTATCTCTCATCTATTTGACTTTGAGTTTGCTCATCTGTCAATGTTAGTTCGTTAAATTTAAGGGAAAGCATATCTGTCTTTTCTTTAACAATCTTGTTAATAGTTTTTTCTAGATTTCTTTGTGCTGGTCTTGCAACCTGCTCCTTAAATGTTCTATCTGCCACCAATGCTGATGCGATAGAAATTCCTGCACCACCGCCAACCTTTGAATATGGAACTTGGTGAGCCATTAAGATATCATCACGGTTTGCTTTGCGATATCTATCAAATGATCCATCTTGAATGCCATTCTCAATAGGTTCTAATTTAAAGTCTACTTTGTTATCTGGTCCATCTCCAGGAAGAGGGATGTAAAGAGTTCTATGGTTTTGACCCTTTAATCCTGCTTGCATAAATCTAAAGAATTTATCCTCTGCATCTGAACTAAGTTTGGCACCTTTAACTATTGCAATGTATCTAGGAACTGCTTTATTTTCGAAATAGTCAACATTGTACTTGGCTGCAAGTTCATTTCCAACCATAGATGTTGCTGATGCTACTGTATCTGGAACTCCATAATATGAGTTCTTTGGGGAATACTTTTTAATATGGATTAGTTCGTTTGGTCTATTGTCATTTGTTACAGGGTTAATATTTTTTTGTTCTTGAAAGTTTCTAAAATATACTACCTTTTGATTTACTATTTGAATATACCCGTCACGCATACGGCGTACACGAATTGTAGTTGCTGGGATATGACCAATATAGCCAATATCTCCATTTACTTTTCTACCAATTTCAATGTAACCATTTCCTACTGTTTCAACATCTGTATATACTTTTTCTAATACGTGAGTAAAAGTGTCTTCATCATTTAAACTTTCTACCCAGTCTGTTAAATCTGCTTTTGCTCTTTGAATTTTTCTTTGTGCTCTCATTAGAGACATGTCATCTGGTGCCTCTTCTAATTTAGCAACCGTAGAATCTGTCATGTTAAATGAATATCCAAGACCTACAATATTAGCAACCTTTGCTTGAATAGCAGCATGGTTTGCAAATGAGTTTTCATAAAAGTAAGCCAGTTCATCTAAATTGTATGGTGGTAGAACAACATCAAAAAGACCATAGGCAGTAACCATGTCCATCTCTGGAAATAGTTGTTTTGATCTAGTATCATCAACACCCATAAATGCTTTACTTACTGTTCTAGAAATTTTACGTTTAAAGTTTTGATGTATGCCATCATAAGACTTAATAAGTTCTCCATCAATATTAAATGGATCTATCTTTTCTTTTTTTTCTACTTTATCAAGATTATCAATCTTGGCTATTGATCCGTTATCTTCCATGTTTTCTCATTCCTTCTTGGGCAAGCATCCATGCTCCAATATCTGTTTCGCTAGGAATTAATCCTTCTTTCATTCTTTCAATTTGATTTTCGTGTTCTTGATCAGAAATTCTATTGACTCCAGCCATAAACTGAACTTTTCCTGGTGGTGCATTGTAGTGTTCAGCAGCCTGTCTTATTTTTGACATTTTTTCTAAGTCATATGGTCTACCAGGTACATTCATAATGTTACCATTGCCATCACCAAAAGGCTTGTTGTCTAGGTCACACATCCATACATATATGCCCCAGTCTGATTGTTTTTCTATTACAGTTATTCTTGGCTTACCATTATTTTTTAATTTTCTTGGATTCATGTCAACAAGTATACCACATTATACTGGTTTGACAATAATTGTGTCCCACACTACGTCAGAAATTAAATCAACACCGTCAGAATTTAACTCTACTACAGCATTATCTTCTGAAACTATGCTTGAATTGCCCAGATAAGATGACATTATTGCATTTCCATCTATTGTATATGTTATATAGTTAGTTAAAGAGTATACAGAAGACCAGTTTAATGGAAGCCAATCTTCCCATTGATACTGAATGTATACTGAGCCATCTTCTGTTATAACCTCTGCTGTTCTTATATCTTGCCAAGATCTTGCATCAACACTTTGTCCAAGTATGTCAGTTGATTTTTCATATATAGCAAAGTTATTATATAGGAATCCTTCGTAAAATTCTAACTGCCCAGATGTTGCATTTAATATAATTGTGTCTCCAAAGGAAACTATAATAGACGTCCAGACAAGTGGCTCCACTATTGGGTTTTTAATAATTTGTCCATTTTGATAAAATACTGTAACTGGATTTTCTAAGCCAGTCTCTGAGTCAAAGACTCTTACTAGTCCACGCTTTCCATCATCTATTGGTTCTAAATAAAAATCATATGATCTATCTTGTGTTGATACCCTTGCTATTTTTTTAACAGAATCAATAGTTAAATCTTTATTGTACATACCCCAAAATTGGAATCCACCTAGTGAATAGTCTTGAACTTTTTTAGAATTTATAGGTATAGAAATACCTCTTGTACTATTTGAAGGGTATGGCAAAATTGATATTCCAGAATCTGAAGTTAAATATAGATAAGGGGTAGAGTCTTTATATATGAAAAATGGGTTCTTTTCTTTATAAGAATATGATCTTTCGTATCTGGTTATAGGGTATATCTTATTTCCAGTCCTAGTGTTTATTTCAAAGAAGTTGTTTTCATCAGATACTATTGAGGATAGGCTCATTCTTTTAATTCTAATAGGTTTTGTATTTACCCCCTTTGATTTTATTTCTAAATGTATGTTTATATAATAGTTTGAAAAGTTTACTAGTTCTTTAGGTGGAAATATTATTGTGCCATCGGCTATCTCAAATTTTGTATTAATAACATCTACAGTATTGTCAAAATCAATAACCTTAGTAGAAGATAGTTTCTCTATATTTGAATAATTTGAGTATGATACAAGTCCTACCTCGTCTATATTTTGAAGTGTCATATAGGCTTTAACATTTATATCATCATAGTAAGAAGGGCTTGAAGATGGATCTGTAAGAATTTGAGAAGGGTATTCTAGGTTAAATTGAATCATGTCTAGATCATAGTATTCTAATCCACTTTTATCTTTTACTATTTTTCCAAAATAAGATAATGGAAGAGAGTCTTCCCAATACCCTGCAGAACTAACATCTAGGATCAAAGAAGAAGAGTCTACTACTGGCTTAAGGGTATAGTTTCCAACATAAGTAAAATATTCTGATGGGGCTCCAGGATTAGCAAATCCATTAAAATCAAAATATGAACCCATATCTTTTTGATTAAAAAAACTATTGTTAAATGTTAAACTATAAAATTTTCCTAGAAATGTAGAGGTAGAGTATCCCATAAAACTTAATGATATGTTTTTTGGATTAGAGAAAAAATTTCCTATAATATTAGAATAGTTAATGTTTAGTTTGTCAATATCTATTCCTGCAGAAAATTTAGAACTTGCTGAAACTGATTCAGTATTTAACAATATATCGTTATATAAGTATTTTAATCCACTTGAGTCTATAGTTATCTTTAAGTTATTATTATTTAAAGAATTGTAAAAATACATAAGGGTTTGAGGTGTAGCATCTAAAGTTGTTGGGGCTTCAAATACTCCATGTATAGATGACACTCTATCTGATATTGGATTTATTGAGTCAAACTCCAAAGACCCATCTATATTAACGTATGCATTGTTTGGTCTAATTTTTAAAAATGGATAATCTACATTATTTTGAATTAAAAAGTTGTCTGTATATATGTCTGAAACTTCTTCTGTAATTACACCAGTCCATGACTGCGATATCCAGTTTATCCAATCTTGTTGATTAAACTCAGTCCATGTTCTTGGATTTGCAGATGATGTAAAAACTGTTCCCTCTCCAAGAAATCTAAAATTTGGAAGTACATATTCTTTAAGACCTATATATTTTGAATTAGAATCTAAATTGTTAAAATATCCAGAATTCCATGGATTCATATCTGGATAATTTATTGTAGACGCATAATTGGCAAATGGAAAATCAATAGGTAAAAACTCTCCTAAAAAGTTATTAGACACTGCTTCAATATTTTGAACTCCTTGTGCATAAATAAATCTTCTTTTTGCAACTTGATCTGGAACAACATATGGATATATTGCTAAACAATCTATCTCAAAAGGCCTTATATCCTCATTTCCATAAAAACCTATCCAGTCATAATTGTTTCTTGCAAAGTTAATATTTGATATATCTATGTCTAACTCAATAACAACATCTCCATTTATTAAGACGCTAACTAAATTAGGAGTATACCTAATATCAATAAGCATTGGTCTATACCACTTACCTACAAAATAAGACTTGCTATATTTTCCAACTTTTAAAGTTAAAAATTCATAATCAACATACAATCCATCTTTTGATGATAATGGCCCAAATATTCTTGTTTCGTTAGTTAAACTTGGATTAAGTCTTATCCAAAATTCTGCAGTTATATTTGAATATTGTCCATTTTTATTTAAAAATCCTTTACCTGGAAAAATTGCAGCAGGCATTTGTGGAGTAACTGGTGCCACTATCTCGGTTATGTTTCCAGCACCATATATCATTGGCAAGTTATTATTATGAGCAAGCATTCTATTTCCATCTATAACAAAATATCCAGTGTCTGAATCATTAAAACCATAGGCATCTACTGGAAAAATTTTAACTGGAACGTCTGGAATTAAATCAGTAATATCATTAATTTGTAAAAGAGAGCCTAGAGTTCCAGAACTTATGCCTGTGTATAATTCAGGCCAGTGTCCTACTGAAACTCCGTTAATCATTACGTCATAATCTGGAAGAGATCCTCCAGGAAGATAATTAATCTTTATAAATGGCCTAGCGTTTGTTATTCCAGATGGTATTGTTGACCTATATTCAAATTTTTGCCATGATCCTAATCCAGCGGAATTATAAATTGTTTTATCTACACTTCCATTAGAATATATAAATCCTATTTCATAATTATCTATTAAATCTCCATAGGCGTAGGCAAATGCTGTTACTGATATTGTTTCTTTTTCTGAATCAAAAGAAGATACTGGTATTGCTGCTGGTCTTATCTCTGTATAAGATACACTTGCAGATGAAGTTTTTCTTAATACACCCTTTGGCTCTTGACGTAGTGGAATAGCCCTAGGTGAAATATATGAGTTTGTCCATTCTCCGTGACCATTAATTATTGTCCAGTTTTCTACATCTATAGTTTCTGGAGACAAAAGAGAATAAAAATATGCTTCATCATCTAATGACCATAGTGCTATTGGATGTTCTGCAAATACTCTAGAAGCATAAAGATTAGAGAAATTGTACATTTTGACCTCTAGTCTATTTTAGCATGTTGCTATTTGGTAATATCAACTATTTCGCATACCCCAGCAACACATGCAAGTTCTTGCGTTCCAGTGGTTCCGTCTTCTTTTTCGTAAATTGAAAGCATTTCCCATTGAATATTTGAAGGAGACTTCTTTACCCATTCTTCATACTCATCTTTAGAAATTTCTTGATATGGGGCTTGCTTATAAGTATGTTCACTCGCTGGTAAGAAAGATACACCACCAATTGAATCAAAGTTATCAAAAACCCATGCACCTACTCTTAGCCATTCATTTTCGTGGACATTAATCGTAACGCTAGGGTTATGCTCTGTCCAGTAAGTTCTATAAATCTTCCACATTTCCAAATGATCTATGGCTGTTAAATCTTTTGTTATTATTGCATTCTTTGGAGCCTTTTGAGGAAAGTAAAATACTGTTGTTTCATCAGGCTTCATTACATCTGGTTCATTTGGAACTCCTGAATCTTTTAAGAATTGTGTCAATGGATCATTGTTTGACCCACGAACGCTTCTAATATAGTATTCTGAATACCACGGATGAATTCCGCTAGACACCCCGACCAGTTGACTTACAGTGCCAGAAGGCTTAACACAAGTAATTGATACAGAAGGGTTTATATTTAATTTCTTTGCTTCGTGATCATTAACCCTAACTGATTCTAGTCTCATATCAGTCAACAACTGCTCTAATGCTTTACCTGCTGTTGAAGTTATCTTGTTACCGTATATTCCAGTTAAAGACACTCCTAGCAATCTTTCTTCTTCACAATTATCTTTCCATGTTTTACGAAGATATTTAAAATTAGTTAATGTTGATTGCCAAGTTCCAAGAATTGTAGCAAGTTTAACTTTTTCCATTAAATCTTCTCTTGTATCTTCTGCAGAAATAACTACCTCTGTTAAATTACAAAATTCATTAGGACGAAGTATGATTTCTCCACAAGGATTTGTTCCAGAAACTAAAGAAGCATCTCTTCTTCCAAACGATTCTACGTGCTTACGCACTGAGTCAATATTATAAATTCCTCTTTCTCCAGATTTTGATTCATAGAGATTTCTCCATTCACGCAAGAATTGTGCAGTGTTTGGCTTGGCATTATAAACTGCTGAGTTATTTGCCAAAGATCTTTGTGCTTGAGTTTCCCACCAAGATCCACTCTTTGCTTTTGCCATTTCAAAATCATCAAGATTAGAAAGACTTATCAAGGCACTACGGCGTACTCCACCAACTACAACTACTTCTCCAACCTTACACATTAAGTCATGTGCTTCAATTGGTTTTAATCTACGGCCTGCAGCGTTTCTAAAAGTATCTGTTGTGAATGTAAATAATGCACTAAGCGGTCCAGGTCCAGAAGCACGTCCACCAAAAGTTTTTAGTCTTGCTCCAGCAGGACGTACTTTTGACATATCCCATTCTGGAATTTGACCTTGTGATAATAATGCAATTAATTCTTTAAATGCTTTTGCCCATCCAAGTTTAGAATCTTCTACAACAATGGTTGTTGCTGTTTGATTAAATGATTCTGAAATTATTGGAAGTTCATCAACATATTTTGATTCTACAGAAAATCCTACCCCAGTACCATTCATTAATACATACATCGCTTCATCAAAAGCACGTAGACTATCTACTGCAATAAAAGAACAATTGTATGCTGCAATGTGGTCACGCTCTAGGGCTGGACCTGCTGTCATCAATGCTCTCATTGAAGGCATAATTTTATGATTTAAGATTGATTCTTTAACTTCGTCAAAAATTTTAGCATTTGGACTATAACCATAGTTTAAGACCAGATGATCCTTCATAAAGTTTATATATCGTTCTACTGTTTCTACCCAGGTTTCCCTACGGTTTTTGCTTTCTATCCACCTTGCATATCTTGAGATATGAATAAAGTTTTTGTATGGATCTGTAATTGACCCGTTTTCGTTAATAAATGACATTAGTAATACAACTCCTGATTGTTTGATTTGTGAGATAATAGTATTCTACACTA